CGTCGATAACGCTCATACAATCGCCTTCATCACGTAGGGCATAAGCAGGAGTTTGACAAGCGGGTGCAGCATTTGTAGTTCAGTAACTTGACCTCTGCCGTTGTAAATCACTGAACCCACATTCCCGCCCGCACTCACGTTCTGATAAGCGGCCTTATCGAGCATAAACATAAATACAACCTGCGCCACACATGCCCGCTTGATCGTGTCCGGGGGAGTGCTGGAATAGCCGAACACGCCCGTGATCTTCACGCCCTTTGGATAGCCAAAGAATGAGAATTGCGAGCCGTTCAGGGGGTCTACTTCGATGCGGCGGAATGGTTCGGCGGTATCCGTGGTGTTATACGGCCATAGGATGTAATCAGACGCGGCCCAGGCGGTATAACCCGTGCTGGTAACTTCCCCGCCTTCCGAGACGGCCACGCCGGAAACACTCACTGCTTCGTCAATCTCAAGGCACTCATGATCGTGCGCCGTGTAGTATCGTACTGTGGTATCAGTGGACGCAAAGTAGTTCGGCCATTTCCCCAGGTACTCGTCGATCATGCGGGAAGCCTGCGTTATCAACGCGGCAAGAACCACGTCATAAGTGGTTACATCGGTTGAAGATATGCCCAGGTCCGGGTTCGCTTTAACGTCCGTGGTTGTGCAATAATCTGCCATAGATTCCCTTTCGCCCCGGCGGGGAGGTTCCGCCGGGGCTTTCTCACTTACCCGTAAAGACTAGGTACTGGTAAACAGGGACGGGATGGCAGCGCCCGGATAGCGCGGCTCTTTGAACGCCACAATGCCGACTGTCCATGCGGTCGTATCGGCCGCGGGGTCAATGGACAGGCGCACGTAGCGGTAATCCGGGTTCTCGCTCGGATCTACTTCCACAACCAGGAGGGATGACGCAACGTCTGTTGAGGCGATGCTTGCAGATGTTGAGGAAACGACGGCAGACATACCGGGGGCAGCGGTGATCAGATTGGCAATGCGGTAGTGGAAAGTGACATTTGCTTCCGTGTCACTATCCGCGCCGGTGGTCGAGCCTTCCACGGCCACGGTCATCAGGCCGGTGTCAGTTGCGGTAATAACGCCAAACTGGGCGATGAACGTAACCCAGTGGCAGAGGGACAGATCCACGAATGAGGATGTCTTCGCGGTGTCATTGGTAGCCGTGGCAGGTGCAAGAACGGGCAGCACTTCCAGGGCTTCTGCGAAACGAATTTTAGCCATTTTGAAATTCTCCTTATTCCCGCTGTGGGTTAGGTGGTTGCGGCCAAAGCAACGAACGGGCTAACCGTGTCAGTCGTGCCGTTGTAGGGGGTCAGGTCCGAGTTCCAGGCGGGTTCGCCGTCAACGCGGTACACAAACCGGAAGGCGGTTTCGTCTGTCAGGAATTGAACATGGATCGAAGAAGCCGACTGGATGCCGCCCTTCTGAATCAGGGCATACTGCGACGGGCTAACCAGGAGCAAATCGCCTACCGTGCCAAGTCCGGGGTTGTATTCGGTCTCAATCAGCGGCTTGCCGTAAATCGTGCCGTACTGCGAACCACTCAGGCCGCCAGGGGGCATGTAGACGGGCATCTGTCCGACTGTCATTTGAATGAGCTGGGGCATGATATTCGGGGCGGCGAACCAGACATAATCCTGCGCGCCCACCCAGCGTCGCGCCCACATGCGGGCAATGTCGGTTGCGTCAATCTCTGAGGCATCGGTGCGCCGTGCGGATACAAGCGCGGGGCTGTTCAGGATGCCCAGGGGCTTCCCGACGCCATCACCGCCCATGATTGCGGCTTCCACCATGAAGCGCAGCTCGTCAGGAACATAGGTATTGATCCATGACTCAAGAGCGGTTGCATCCTCAAGTATTTCATCGGTCGCATAGCACAACGCGGCGACTTTCTTGAGTTTCAGGTCGATCTGGCGGAATTTCGGCTTGCTTGCCGTCTTGGTTCCACCTTCGTTGAGCCAGTAGCCCAACACACCACCCAGGCGAGAGCCGTTTGCGCGGCTGGTTTCGTCGAGGGCATTGATCAGCATCCCGTTACCGGAAACTGTCATGGGGTTGAAGCGGCTGAGTAGGTTTCCGACGCCGTACATCCGCTGCAGGATGCCAGCCTGTAAATCCTGCTGGACAAGGAAGCCGCCCTGTGAAGGGGTTGCTTCGTTCAGGCCGGTAGCCTTGAGGGACAACAGGCGGCGGTCAATGTCATGAGGCTGGATCGCTGCGTTCTTGACGGCGGTAAGATACTCACCGGCGGTCTTGAACGGCTGGTCAGCTTCGTCTTTTGTCACTTCAACATGAGTGGCATAGCCCGCCTTGATCTCTTTGGCGGTTTCATCAGCATATTTCTTGACGGCTGCCTCTGCTGATTCGGCGGCAACCTTCGCCAGTTCGGTTTTGAAATCCCCGAGCAGGGCGACAAACTCCTCTTTTTCCATTTCGTTATTCTCCTTGGGGAGCAGCGATTTCAACGCTATAACCCCGTTTCTAGGTTCTGCCGGTGTGTGGGTAAGGCTTGCGTCTTTCCCCAGCGGCCAGCTATCGATCTTCCATGACTTACCAACAGGCGAGCGTTCTACCAAATGGGAGGCTGTACCGGATGACCAGCCAAGTTTTCCCGCCTTTGCCAGTTCTGCAAGTTTCTTTTCGTAGTCGTCACGTTCCTGCAAAACGAACTCCGCCCATATCCCCGCTTCATCCTTGCTCAGTTCAGCCCTGCCCAGCTTGCGGCGCTTGATCGTGTTATCCAATCCATGATTGAAGTACACGGTTGACGCGCCGGGGAAATCCATGTCAAAATCTGTCTCAGCGGTGAAGAAGTCGCCGGTCAGATCCGGATCTGCTTCGGTTGAGAAGCGGACAAGGTACCCGCCAAACTTGTTATCGCCCAGGGCTTTGATTGCATCGCCGAACGTGACAAGGGTGTCATCGATGGATTTGTGTTCCCACATGGACATACAAGCGGCAACGGCTTGATCGTTGTCCTTTCCCTCACCCATCATCTTCGGGACACAAGCGCCCATCCATTCCTTTTCGTCAGTGTATTTACTTACATCGGGCATGTTCACTCCTAGAACGCAAAAAAGACACAAACCGATGACTGAAAATCAGCCTAGTTTGTGCCTTTGCATCCTGCAAACAGCAACGGACTAATACACTTCGCGCAACCTGCGCCCCGGTACTAATCGGTATTCAATTGTCATGTTGAACCCCAAAGTTCAACGTCTGAATTTTACCACAGCTTATCGAAAAATGGAGGCCACAATTTGCAGGGCAATTGCCAAAAGCAGGACGAACACAAAGAATCCAACCTTGCTGTTAATGCTCCGCAGTTCCTTGTTTGTTTCCAATAGCCGCTGATTTGAATATTCCAACTGCTTTGCAATGGCAATCAGCATGTCCAGCGGGGTGGGGGTGGGCTTCGGTTCGGTCATGCTTTTCATTGTAGCCTTTCATCAAAGTATTGATACTCAATTTTGGAAATATCCTGCGCTTTGATGGTTTCCGGTTCGTGAAATCCTTGTCCAATCGTTATCTGCCAACCGTCTTTGATTTTATATTTGACTTTCAGCAAGGTTGGACAATCCCCGAATAAATCAAATGATCTTAGATCTCTGGTTTCCATGTGTAACCGTCGAGTTACCATATAACTATTTTCCTTTCTACTTTCTCGCCTTGATCCATTTGCCGATCTCAGCGTTTGCATGTCTGATTGCGCCTTTCCAATTCGTCGATATAATGTCCATTGCCTTGCGCCAGCCAACCATAGCATTTAAGTTTGCCTGCTTCTTATCGCCGCCTACAAACCCGGCGTATGGTACATCATTGATTATTTGTACCTTTACGCCCTTATTGATTATTTCCCAGCCACGTTGATAATTGCCTGTCCGATGGGGTACACCTGCGGGCTTTTCTTCCATAATTGCGGCGACTTTCCGCAACTGCGCAAGGCTGGAAAATCCATAAACTTTGTGTCCGTCCTTTGCCGTAAAATATACATCGGGGTATGCTTTTGCCCGCTTGATATGTTTATACGGCGGGTAGCGTTTCAAGCCATGTTGACCCGTGCCGATGAAATAATCCGCTATCGCCTTCGTCGCCAGCCCGCGAAGATTGCGCGGCAAACTGCCGATGAAATCCTTCACCTGTTCCACACCGCGGACTTTGACAGTAATTTCAGGCATTTACACTCATAATCCTATCCCATGCGTTCGGGCTTCGCCGCCTGTCCGTGGGTACTAACTCGCACTTACAATTGAAGCCGCCACATTCCAGGTTCGAACCCTGCGGGCGGAACCCTGACAAATCCCACTCGGAAGCGAACGCCACAACACCAGACAAGCCGAGACAGGTTGTACAATGTTCGGCTTCCCCTAATGTCCACATCATACGCCCGCCCATCTTCGCGGTAATGTCCATTGTGGCTTGATTATATCCTTCGTTGTAACGATTTGCCCACATTTGCGCCCGTATCAGAAGCGGCGCAATCGGGGCCTGGTCCACCCTGGCGTCAATAATATCTGTGTAATAGCGGTAGATGAAATCGAAACTCGCCTGCTTCGTGATTTGTTCGTCGAGTGACACCTGCAACCAGTCAGGCAGGGCATCGCTAAACCCGGCTTCGGCGTAAGCCCTGCGGTAGGCATCCCGCATCTGTCCACGTATCAGCGCCCCCAGGATGTCAACGAATTCGCCGCCCATGTTGTTCGAGTAAACCTGATTTACCATGCGGGTGATGTTGGCAAGCATGTAATCATAAGTCTTTATTGTATGCGTACTTGATTTAAGTTTTATATCTCTTATCTTATGCTCGTACCATAGCGGTACTTCTATCTTGCCTTCGCCTGTGTAAACTTTAGCATACGCACGAGAAAATAATTCACTCGTGAGGTATTCGTAATCAGCATACACCCCGCCTCTTTTAGCTAATTGCTTACCCCATATATCAAAAGAGTCGCGGCGCAACTCTTTTTCATTTACAGCATTACGCAATACTATATGACCAACTTCATGGGCAAATGTTCTAGAGCCTGCCTCATTACTTAATGTTATATCGTTCCCTATGACATTTCCAAACGCTCCGCTTGTGTCACCAATCCTCACGCTTCCTATCAAGTCTAAATGTTCTTTGGGTAATCCGCCGCTATCCCCTGCGTGAACTTCCTGCGGACTTCCGTTGTCATGATCCCCCGGCCCGTAGTGCATCAGCTCCAACGCTTCCGGGGTCAGATACACCTTTACCGCCGGGTAACATTTCGCCGCCATCCGCATCGCCTCAATCAGCAGGTTGTTATCCATACTGCTCCTTCACCCGCTTTCGTTCCTGCGTGTGTTTTGCGCTGTCCTTGTGTTCCAGGCTGTCGCTCCTCTGCCAATATAACCCTAGCGGGCGGGGGAGGTAGCATATCTTCTCGCCCTTTGACACGCAGCGCAGCCAGAAATCATAATCGCCCGCGATGGTGTAGGTTTCATCGAACATCCCATACACATAATGCAGGCACATTCTCCACATCGGCATAGGGCCGATAAAGCAGGACCGCTTGAGTCGCATCAAATCGCCCGTTCCCCTGTTCCAACTCATGACCGTATCGTCCGGCTTTTTGATGTCCATTTCACCGTGACAGATAGCCGCGCCGGTGCGTTCCAACTCTGCAACCATCGCCGCGAGTGCGCCGGGGTAAAGCAGGTCATCACTGTTGGCGCTTGTCAGATATTCGCCGTGGGCGTGGTTGATGCCCATGTTCCAGGCTTTGTACAGCGTAGGAATGTCATCCGTGGTCACGATCTGGACGGGGTACAACCGTGCAACGTTATGCTCTTCGCCGTCCTGCTGGCAGATGACAATGACCTCAGGCCGCGGCTCCTGCCTGAGCAGATTTTCCAGCCGTGCCACGATGTACGGTGCGGCATAGTAGGCAGAGACAAGGGCGCTAACGGCGGGGGATGCCATGTTTCTCCATCAGGTATAAACGGTTTGCCAATCGCTGCGGCATGTGTTCCCGCATGTATGCCTTGCGCTCTGTCATGCGCTCCTCTTCCCGGTGATAGACGCCCCAATCTTCGCGGTCGATAATCGTCCATCTGAATCCGGCTTTCTTCGCACGGATGGCATAATCGGCGGCTTCAAACCACATCGGTGCGAATTTCTCGTCCCACAAGCCGACGCCACGCAACACCCGCGCGGGCGTGAACAGCATCCAGTTCTCGATATATTCGAACCCGTACAGGGCATCCACCACGTGAACGAACGAATACAGGCTGTCATCCGGCATAATATCAAAAGACTTCACAGGCATTGGCTTTGTAATCAGCATGTCATTTGAGCTGGTAATATACCAATCACTCGGGTCCGTTGCCAGTAAGCCGACATTGAAGGCAGCGGGCAGGGATGTTACCCGCGGGATTCTGACCATCTTCACGCCGGGATAATCCGGGTACGTATCCCCGTTATCCACACAGACAACATTGAGCCCCGGTGCAAACTGCTTGATACTGTCCAGGAATGGGCGGGTGTAGTCGTCCCAGCGGGCTACACCTACAATGATTATGGATACCATTCTTGCAACAGTCCTTTCTCGAATACAGGTTCTTTCGTGTTCGGTGTCAGGTTAATTATATGCCGTCCGTCCCTGGCGTACTCGTATCTAGCCATTTTGAAAGCAGGTAGCAATTTATCCTGCTCGTGCGGCTCTGTCGGCGTGTCTTTGTAGTAGTCAGGATGGAATGAGCCGTATGTATAATCGTGGTCAAGCCCGACAAGTAGCGCCGTCTTATATCCCAGCCAGTATGCTATTTGCAGACAGACGAAAATCACGCTCCAACCCTCCCACACATCCCAGGCGTCGCCCGTGGGCTTCTGGTAGAACCGCGCCCGCTTTACGGAGTGCAGCGGCCGGCAACCGGGGAACAGGTCCGCAACCTTATCCTTGACGAACATCTGTGCGCCCAGGGCATTGATCTGTTCTGCGAATGGAGCCATTTCGCCGTGTACTGTGACGTAGTAAGTAGGCTTGAAATCTTCCTTGAGAAAGATTTTATTCACGCCCCAGGTGGGATACATGGATAGGAACGGTAGGGGAACATCGTTCAGGCTGGGGCCGTTGGCAACGATAATGCAGGTGTCAGTCGATATTATGCTCATCGCCGTCTTTCATAAACACCCGCTTGATCGTGCTTCGTGGATACGGCGGGTACTTGTCGCCGCGCTCCTCCTCCACCTGCACCCAGCCCAGCGGCTCGATGATCTGCCGGTAGTTGCGCGCCCATTTGAAATATCCATCCGTTTCCTCTTCGTTCTCGGATGTCATGATCAGGTAGTCGGCGCGGCTGAACAGTTCAGGCAGCACCCAATCGAACTCAGGCGGCAGGTGCATCAGGACGCCCACGCCGTAGATACAATCGAAGTGGGGGAGATTGCGGACCACATCCTCAAGGGCAGCTATCATGATGTTGATATTCTGCATTTCGGGGAATGTTTTCAGTCCTAACGCAACCGCCTTCGGATTTATCTCGAGCCCTGTCAGGTTGCGGTAGCCTTCCCGGTACAGCCGCGCCAAACAGCGCCCAGTGTTGCATCCGTACTCAAGGATTGACATGGATCTGTCAACCCGCTTTGGAATGACGGATGACATCATCTGCTCGCCAATCGTGATCTTCAGGTAGAACTCAGGCCGCGAGAAGCGGTGCAACTTGCCGCCGTTGATCTGCCTGACTTCTGCGCTGTCGCTGTCCGGGTCTGCCCAATGCTGGCGGCGGTCGAAATTTGCGGGAATGGTCATCCCGTAATCCAGCATACAACGTCTGAGCCGTCCGTTGTGGCATCCGTCGCGCCCACAAACCAGAGTTCGTTGAGGTTGGTAATGCGCTTCTCGTCAAAGAATAACATGCCGTCATCCTTGAGATAGAACAGGTCTGTTGTAGATACGTCACTACTGGACACGTCGCCCGCGTTACCAACCCAGCAGAACGTGCTTGTGTTCCTGGCCGGGAAGGTAATGTAGAAGCCGCTCGATATGTTGCCGGTGTCCGCGCCTGCTACTGCCACGCCCGCCGTCAGTGAAACTTGACCACTTAGTATTTTAGCCATTGGTAATCTCCTTTTGTGCGAATAATGAATCCGCTAGTTTATTCATTGCATCGGCTAAGACTTTTATCTCGCCGTTATCCTGTAAATCCGTGCTATCGGGAACCACATCAAACGCCGCCTTGATCTCGTCCTCACTGGTCGCCGTATCCAGCCGTGCTTTGACCTGCGCCGCCATGTCTGCGCTAATGTCCTTCGGCTCCCACTCGAATACAAGCGGCTGACCGCGTTTCAGCTTGCGGAAAGCCAACTCCTGCCAGTTGTTCAGCTCACGCAGGGCGGCGATGGAGAGGGGGACAGGTACGGACTTCGCGGGCACCTCCGTGCGTGCCTGCCCGCCGCCCATATCCTCATTATCGGGGCTGGGTGGTTCTGGTTGTGGCGGCTGTTGTCCCGGTGCAAGTGCAGGCGGTACAGGTTCCGGTTCTTCCTGCTCCCAATCAAACCATTGCGGCAAGTCCACACCCAGCGCCTCAAGCGCCGCTTTGTCAGCGTCCACCCGCTTACCCCCTGTCAGGATGTCATACAGCACCTTTGCACTATTGAGCCGCTTTTCCTTTTCTTCCATGTTCGGCGCGGATACTTCCGGGCGGAACTCCCATCGGTAGCCAAGAAACTTGAATATCTGGTCGTTCATCGGCTCTGCCAGCATTTGCGCCATCGGCGTGAGCGTGTCTGCGAACCATGTGGATTTGTGTACCTGAGCGGTCGCGTAACTGTCCGCGTTCTGAAGCAGCGCATCCTGCGGCATACCGATTGCGATAGCGATGTTACGCAGGCTGTTTTCGTAGACCTGATTGTCTTTCAAATTGTCAATGCCATCTCCAATAACCGTAGGCGTAAATTTGCCGTTGAACACCTTGCCCAGGAAGCGGTAGTAACCCGTGACGATCTTCGTCCAAACGCCCTCCACCCGCTCCATGCTGGTCTGGTCCATAACCCCGTCAAATGTCAGGATGGTGGGCTTGATCCCGCCGCGCTCAAAGAAGTTGCGGATGTACGTGTCAGCATAATAGCCGATGCCCGCCGCGTTCATCATCGCCTTGAACGGTGACTGGTCATCGGGCAGTAGCTCGTTCTTCCAGTTCAAGTTGAAGGCGTAGAAAATATTGCAGAAGCCTTTGGCATTAATCAGGTAATCATCTGATTTGGTGTTTATCTTTCTGTTGAAACCAGTCAGTGACCCATCTGTTTTGTCTGTCAACGGCGTAATGGTTGACGGTGCAATATAGCGCAGGTTAGTAACCCTACTACCTTTTGTTTCCTGAAAGCCATACGCCCGGTTCGTGATGATCATGCTCTGCACCCACAGGCGCAGCACCTGGCGCGGGAAAGGCAGGAAGCCGACGATATTCTTATACTCTTCGCTGGTATCCACTTCATCGCCGCTGGTTGCGTTCACGATGGCAAACGGCATATTGGATAGCGCATCCGCTGTGAAGTTGACGGCCCGATACACCGCCGCGACGCGGGCATACAGTTCGTCATCGATCTTCTCAGGCGCGTTACTGCCGTACTTCCACATTGCCCCGTCTGAGTGCCAGGGGTCGATGTTCTTCATGCTCTGCCCGTCAAATATATTGATAATCTTTGGCATTGTTCCTCTACTCGTAACTGCTAACCAGCCAATCTACATTAGGAAATAGAGCCATCATTACAGCCTCGCCTATGTCCGGGCTGCGTCCAATGCGCTCCTTGATTTTCTCTTTATCTTCAACCAGTACGCCCGATGCTGTAACCTCATACTTGGCTGAGCATAAATCCGCCAATAACTCAGTGTCGGGCGGCAGGGCTAAATCGTCGCCGCCGTCCGGGTCGAGTGCGTCACGCATCCGCCAATACATTTCAGCGCGCTTGTTCCGCATCTTCAGCTTGCGGCTCTTATCCCTGTATTCGGACGCTTCCGCACCGTTGAACGGGATTACAAAGTCATACATGACCTTCACGTGGTCATACACAGACGAGCCTATACCAGCCACGTCTATATTGATATAAATAGGACTTGCATCGCCTACTGTTTGCCGCGTCAGTTCTGCCACTGTCGGGCCGTCCTTTGCCACGATGCCAGGGAACGAAACAACCTCATCGAACCAGTTGTCATATCGTTTGGCAATTCCAGTCTTATCCAATCCGCCGCGTGAGGGGTCGATCCCAACAGATGAAAGCGGAGTTGTGGGTCGTTCGCGTTCTGTCCATCGCTTTTGTGCCATCCGTACCCAGGCAGATGGAATAATCTGGAACGGGTCAGGGATTGCAGAAGCGAAGAAATCACCGTTGAGTAACTGCGACCGCAGCGGTTCAGGCAACGATTGAAGTACAGACCGATAACGGTTATCCTGTGAATAAAACGGGTTATCGTCCAGGCGGGCAGGGATAAATGTACGCGAGCGGGGATAAATCGTCTCATTCTTAATCCGGGCAGGATCTCCATTAGGAAATTCCCGCTCTTTCCCTTCGGCATTGGCATACCAACGCAACTCACCTGGCTTTGCAGGGTGGGGGTGGTCCGGGTCAAGCCATGCCCCCCAGCGCCGCGTAACCCAACTCCCTGAATCGTCAAGCGGGGGATTTCCAGTACACAGAACACGCGTTCGCTGTCCGGGATCGATGGTACGGTTCCAGCCGCTTGCAAATTCATACTGTGTCTCTGTAAATTCTGATATTTCATCAAATGCCTTTAAGTCGTGCGGTCTGCCTTGCCAGTCCTTTTTACTGTCCTCGTGCTGCATTGCTCCAAATTCGAGCGTCCTATCATCTGGCCATGTCCATTGTTTTTCTGATTTATTCTCGCTCGCATCATTGCCGATAATCTCCCGCGCCCGCCTCATGATCTCCTTCAAGTTCGGATACACCCGCCGGAAAATAACGCTGTGTTGATGGCATTGGGTAGCTATTCCAAGCGTCAAATCTGTTTTGCCGCCTCCAGCCGCGCCGCCATAAAAAGTCTCGTCCGCACGGGTGAGAAATGCTAACCATTGCGGCCTACTCTGTGGTGTCCACTTTGCCGTCCGGTTTTGTACCCGTTCTAAGTACGCTTTCTCGGATGGCATCAGCGAGTGTAGAAATGGCTCTATCAAATCGTTCATCGTCTACCTTTGGCGTTATTGTTTCTCCATTACTGGTCACGTCTACACGATCCTGCACCTTCCCGTACCGCCGATCCAGCAGGTACGTTTTCCCGCGTCCGTCCTTGCCCGTCATCATGCTGCGGAGCATGGCGCGGAACCGTTCCGTCTGTTCGTGGGTGATGGGATGCTCCACCATCTCAGCGCCGATCTCATCAATCAACTTGTTCAGCGCCTTGATGTCCTTCGGCGGCTTGCGCCCGGTCATGTTCCGGCGCGGGTCGTATCCGGGCTGAAACGTGCCGGGTTTGCGCGGCTTTTCTCCAGATTTCTCCAGGTTTTGCTGGATGTCGTCGGTCATTCTGTCACCTGCAAGAGCGACACGATGGGACTTGCGCCCTCAGTTTCCGCATTGGATTGCGGCGCGCTGTCTATTTCGCCTGTGTCGCCTGGTTTTTGCCCTTTGTACATCTTCGCCCCGCGCCGCTCGATTTCCGAATAGGGCAATTCGGGAACCGTCAGCCGTGCGCGGTAGGATGGGTCAAGGAAGTAGATGTAACGGAGCTGGAAGCCCGTCAACCGTTCCCCGCCCTTTACCTCAAGATAATGACTAAAATCGTTCTTGCCTTCGTTTATTGCTCCGTAATCTGTAGCCAGCGGATTGCTTTCGAGTGTCATCTTGTGGATGATTGAACCATCCGCCAAACGTGCTAAATTCTTATTCTCAGTTATCCCCGTCAGCACGAACCCCGCCGCCCGGTATATCGTCCCGTCGCCGCATTGCGTACCATCGGCAAACGAGATAATCCATTTCACCTGCGGGGCGTTCTTGCGTATCATCCGAAAGGCCACGGACAGGGCGCGGCTTTCCGAGTTTCGCGGGAGAACATCGTCAAACGCCATCCGGTTTAACTCTAGGAACTCGTGCCACTGCGTACCGGATACAAGCCCTTGTATCTTGCGTTTGTCCAATGATGGCCCGAACTGCATACAGCCATGTAAACGCCCGTCAAGGAATACGCCTAAATGCAGTTGTGAATTTTGCGCCACTTTCCCGCTGTAATGGTGCGCCTTCACAAACGCTATCGCGTCCGCGCTCTTGATGGGTTTGACGAGTAAATCCTTAGCCGTTGCCATGTTCGGTTATATATGTCTCACAAATACGAGCCAGCGCGTTTCCGTTGCTATTCTCGTTCTCGCTGTCCACAAATGCGCCTTGTGCCTTCGCCAGTTTCAGCGCATCGAATACCTGCTCCGCCTGCGTATCATGCAGGGTAAATGTCATCTGCCGGAATGGTGCGCGGTCTTCGTCCGGTAGCTTTCCAAATGCTTCCTCTTCGCTCATTGTTTCGGTTACGATTTCGCGCCACTCCGCATCACCGAACATCTCCCGAATAGCCTTGTCCTCATCCCCCCACTCTTTCAGCAGGTCGCCGTCAAAATCTAAATCCGTGTGGCTTATCTGGTTGTCGGCTATGCTCAACCGCTTCGCCCGCGGGTCATCGCCGCTTGGAATATCTGTTCTAATCACCACGACCGGCCTTGTCCCGTCGCTTTCAACGATGATCGGTTCAATGCCCTGGAACTTATCGGCGGCAACTTCCAGCCGTGCGGACCCGGCGATCATTTCGCCGTCAGCCGCGGCCGTCTGTGCGCCTATCCAGCCATCACGTTGCAGGGACGTTTCCAGCAGGCGCATACCGTGAAGGGTGTGCTTATTGGCGTTGCGTTTTTGGGGGCGGAGTGGGGGAGTGCTACGCATCGCCACTCCGGTCGCTGGTTAATTCTTCGTTCAAGTCGTCTATCCATTGGCCTTCGCCGCCATCGCAGCGGACCACCAGCGGCCGGCGGACGCGCTCACGCAGGTACAGGATGAACAGGAGGAGGCAGAGGGGGAGAAATAATTTCATACGGTTTTCCGTTTCTTCTCTATCATTCGATATAATCTTTATTACTTGGAATGATATTTTTTACCACACATCACTCTCCAAGATCCAAATAACACCTACGCTTCCGCACCAAGGGCAATCGTCCCGGTATCGGTGCCATATCTCGCCGCATACGGTACACTGAAACAGGATCATCCTGCTATCTCCTCAAATCTCGCCACGCACAATTCCAGCTCGGACAGCCGCAGCTCTTCCGGCATGTTCCACAGATCCCGGTAACATTGCGGGTTTGTGTACACGGCGATCATCGTTGCCAGGATGTACAGCTCCGGCGCTTCGGAGGCGAGACATCGGATGTTCATTCTATATCCACGCTCCCGACGAACGCACGAAACAACGGAGCTTTCCGCCACTCGCGTAAATCATGTAGCGCCTGCCTGCCGTTACCAGGATGTGCGACGTGTTGTAACTGTTGTTTGTAGAGCCGTCTATGTCGTTGAGTAGGTATGCAAGCGTCCAGGTCGCACCATCATCCCAACTCACGCGCGCGTTAGGACTCATGGTGCGGTCTACTAAAATCAGCATGTTGTCATCATAGGCGAGCGACGGAAAACCGATCTGCGCCGTCCCTATGCCGGTATTGACAGGTGTACTCCATGTCTCGCCCAGGTCGGTTGATTTGGTGTACCAGTAGGTATGCGTGGTTTCGTTCCTCACCATCGAGACGATGGTATTTCCGCGCCTCGCCAGCGGGTTCTCGTTGTATGGGTCAAAGGATTTTTTATCCCCTGTTGCCATCGTAACCATCGACCACGTATCTCCGCCATCCGTGGATTTTGCAATAAATATTCGGTTTGTCGGGCCAGTAACGGTATCGCCGTAAGAATAGCAGGGCTGCAAAATAGTATCGTTGTCCAGCACAACGCCGTTGGTATAAGGCACTTCATAGGTTCCGGCTCCCAGGAAATCACCCAGCGCCGCCTCACTACCCCAATTCGCGCCGCCGTCTGTGCTGATCTTGCGGTATGCCTTCGCGTCCAATCCCCCACCCGCGGGACGCCTGAAATACACACAAACAAGGTTGCCATTGGATAGAAGATATAGACCCGCGGTATTGTTGGTATTGGTAATCCCATCCCCTATAATGTTCGGACCCGCGCTCCACGTTGCCCCGTCATCGTCACTATATCCAGTTTTGACAATGGACGGGTCGGTCTCCATGTGGCCGCCGAAGAACTCGGTATAGGTGACAAACAGCCTGCCGGATGCCAGCCTGACGATCTGTGGCTGCCAGTTCGCGTCATGCAACGCTGCCGCGCCTAAGCCAGTAGCAGCGCTTTTATAGTAGTCGTTGAACGGCGTGCCAAGTATGGATGTGTAATAGGATTTAATTAGAGTCACTTCCGCATCTGTGATACAGCGGCTATAAGCCAGCGCCCCATAGTAACGCCCTTTGACTGGCAGGACATATCCCCCTGCGCTGTATGCTGCTCCCAGCGTGTTGTTGGTAGACAGGTTCAATGCCCCGACATTTGCATTTTCTTCGTAATGTTGCTCGTCAACATCCAGATATATTTTCGCATTGTCCCAGCGCACAATGGCAACGTGTGGATTTTGGTCGAGCGTAATAGCACTACTAAGCGCCAGCCCCCCCACCCCGCCAGCCTGATTAATGACTAACTGGAACTGGTCGCTGTACACCCTTGCGGCAATATAATCATTTGAGGATGTCAGCCCCCCATTGGATGATGCCCAAAAATACCCCTGCCCCGCCGCGGGCGCAAATCCCATACTAAATACAATAACCATTGTCAGGGACGTACAGGAGGAACCAAACAAGTCTGGTAAATCGTATTCGTTATTTGCACCATAACCCTCAAGGGATAAAGTGTTAACAGATTTAATCGTCGCTGCGCGGGCGGTCATGCGGTTGCCGTCCGTTGCCTGGGTTGCGTGGTTGCTGTTGCCGCTCAGGTCTGCAATTGCTCCAACAGGATCGCCCGCCGCCGCAGGCGTAGTCATCTCGTTATCCTGGTAGAACGTGGACGATTTATCCAGCCATAGTTTCAGGTTGAGCAAATCCGTGGGAACCCAGGCAGGAACCGCCACTTGCTGAGAAAACAAAACAGCAACCTTATACTTGGTGTCCATAGCGACCTCCCCAAGATAGATACTTTATTTTATGTTCCATTTGTCTACCTCAATTCCTTATTGATATTGAAAATCATTATCAATAAGAGTATAATTACTTTGGCGGCGGGTGGGAGAGTAGCTACGTGCCTGCCAGCACAACCCACCCCACCCAAACCGCTCCGCCGTTAGCATCCTGCTCGTTATAAATCGACCTGTACACGACTTCGATCTTGAGCGCGGCGGCTGCCAGTGGAATCCTCCGCAATCGTGAACACGACGGGGGATTCTGCCTTATAAACATCAATATAAACAACCGGCGGCATTGCCTTGTGGCTTTTCCGCCTGGGGCGTGAGTGATGAACGTCATACACCGCGAAACATTCACCCCGGATGTATAAGGGTAATGTCACTTCGATTTCTTCAAATTCGATAATGCTCATGCTTTCCTTTTCATATATAGTGACTCACCTTCAACCATAGAACCGTAGTGCGTTCGCTTGCCGCTGTACTTCATCAGTTTTTCAAGTATTCCCTTGCCGTTCTTCACGTCGCCTTTGCAGTATTTCAGGACCTTTTTTAGCGTAGGACCGTCGCCGGTTGTCACGATCTTGAGCCAGTCTCTATTCCGTATGTCGTCCTTTGGCCTCAGTCCTAGCCGTTGACTGATGTAATCCAGACGGTTGCTTTCAAAGGCGAATTTTGCACGGGCAATCTTCAAGGTATCAAGTGTCTTTTTGCCCGTCACCGGCTCGATACCATTCACCAAAAACCGGGTATTGATCTTCCGTATGTCGAACCGATCCACGTTATGCCCTGCGATAATATCGGCGCTGTCCATCAGTTCACGCAGCGGGGCAAGAATATCCTTGTCACTCCAGGCCAGGGCTTGCTTCGTGTTTACACATCCGTAAAACAACTTCTCGGACCCGACATAATTAGCAACCCAGCAAATGATGTAATATTCACGGTCTAAATCGTCCGGGTTCAGGTAGCCGCTGGGAACCCTTGCGCCGTAGTTGAAAAACCGGCTTTTACTTACTTCTGTGTCAATGTACAGGATGTTAGCGGTTGTCCTATATGCCAGCGGAACAAATGGGTGTATGTCCTCTTGAACATTTCCACACCGCCAGCACCGCCAGATCCGAACGTCATACTCAGTACCGTCTACTAACTTTATATGGTGCTTGCGTTGCAGGCCGGTCTTTTTGTCGATGTGACTGAACCATTTCTTGCCGCCGCATTGCTCGCAGTTTTCCATTACTGCGCTTCGCCTCTTGCTATTGGTTTGTAAAGTGCTAAAATCATTTCATGCCACGCTCCTATCGTGGTGTGTTCCTTCGGTGATTCCAGCGCCGGAGGAACATTTTCATTTTCGTCTGGCTCCACAGGTCGGGCAAACTTTCCCGGTAACATTTTCCTGCCCACACTCATCACAGGTATTTAGCTTCCTGCGTATCACGCCCGCAAGGTGTCTGCCCATCATTGCAGAAGTTCGGTCAATAAAACCAGGGTATTGCGCCATGATCTCACGACGCTCCTGCTCGCTGGTTTCAGGAAAAATATCCTTTGGATACGCTTTCTCGATTTCGTCAAGAATTTGTTTTATATTCATCTTATCCTTTCTATTTAGGGTAATAACCATAAAACCGTTATTATCCTAAGCCATCCACAGCGGCCCCGGCGTCTGTCCCGGCGGTAGCCTGTGCAGCCACGCCAGCGGCGCATACACAGGCAGGCGGGTGATAAACGGCACTCGTACCGGCTTCCCAGCCATCGTCATAAATGTGACCTGCCCTTCCGGGTTGACCGCCACGGCGTAGAACCATAGGAAGGGACGGGATAGGACATACTCAGCGGTAGGCACGGGTAGGCTTGTCAACAGGGAATAGATATGCAGGTTGCCGCCTTCCTCATACCCGCTCAGTAGCGCACCGCCACAAACAATCGGCGCATGGAAGGCGGGCCATGTGGCGTCTGCGTCTCCCATATATGCCCCGGTCCGGCAGTTGCGCCGCCCCGGAACGTCCAACCCTGTTTTGTTGGCAAATGCCCAGGTGTGGTCTAGAACCGTGTCAACCACCTCAGCGGGCGAATCGGGGTTGATGTCTCTTATTAGTTTCTGCCATCTACAATCCAGCGGTGTTTGGTGGTCCGGTGATAGTCGAAACGATTCTGTAGTGGAACGCAATCCAGTATCTCTTGCTGTCCCGCTTGCATTGCCGCGGTAGTTCCTGTCGGGCGATTTCGCAGACGGGCCGGGGGCGGTGAGTTCCTTATCGTGACCCTGTCGCCAGAGCGGGAAAGGCTGGTCGATCACAGGCGGCTCGTCCAGCAGAAGCGCGCCGGTGATGGGGGTATAGTCGAGAATATCAAGAGTGAAGGCGGTCATTTACCAAGAGCCTTATTCACTTGTTCCATAATCTTCTCTGTATGGTCTTGTTCGTTCCTAATGATTTCGTAGGCACGTTGTAAGTGCTCAATCACAGACGCAAAATGATATTGAGCAGATTGCACAGGGGCTTCCACCTGCGGAGGCCATGAATCGGGGTTGAGGCGGTTTACCCGCATCTCTTTTTCAAAATACATCCAGCCGTGTGCCGCGTGTTCAAGTGCGCCGTCTAAAATCGCCTCAAGATTTTCAACACTGAAAGTCAAGTTTCTTGGCATTACGTCATCCTTTCTGTAACGCCCGCATTTCTGCGGCTATTTCTTTACACTTGCGAATACCTGCGCGGTAAGCGCGCAAGTCAACACGGTTCATTTGTTGGTGATAGCGAAGTTTTTGGCGCAATTCCTTGATAAGCGTTTTATTGGTTTTCACGCCTTCTCCAGTTCTCCGCTGTACGTCTTGTACCCATCCACTGCCAGGGTAAACGGCGTCTTTGCCGGTTCCGGCTCGGGCGGCGGCGGGGTCACGTCAACGGGCGCAACAGAGACCCAGGCAGATTTTGTCCAGCCTGCCACAGGTACGGACAGGTGAAAATATTCCACGTTGTTGTAGAAATCTTTCCCGTCGCCTGTGACAGATTCGCCTTTGTGCAGCAACCGCCCCACTTGTTGCCCGCCGGGTTTGTCCCACACCTTCGCGCCTTCGTAGGTGCAAAATCCTTTGTATGTAATCATCGTCTCTCCTGTTTCTTCTTGCGGCGGCTCCGCTGTACCGTCGCCTTCCGGTGGTTTAATGGATAAATCAAAATAATTGCTAAACCGTGCTAGATCCCCGTTGAATATGTCATAATCAATATCGAGACTTTCCACGCCGGCCGCCTTGCCAATTGCAGGGGTTCCACTTTGCAGTATCAGCGGCGTACACCACGGCGGCGGGCAAAGGATGTTCTTGTAATCCGGGTGGAATGGGTCGGGCGGGTAGGATGCCAGCCACAGGGGATATAAGGCGAAGTATTCGAGCTGTGCTTCCGTTGCCAGCTTTAGATACTCTGTCCAATAATAGAAGCCTGTATAAATTCCGACCCGCTCAGACGGCATACCGGATACCCGCCTGAACTCCTCAAGGAAGTCGTACCACTTGCGCCAGCCTCCGCCCGATTCCCGATCTTCCAGGTCAACCCAGCAGACGCCTTCCGGGTCAATCTTGAGAATGTTCCAATACTTTTGCGCCTGTACTTTCGGGTCATAATGATTGTCGTAATACCAGTAAGACGAACGGGGCAGGACGCCTTTCGAGTTGTGCCAGTTCGTCCAGAAATCCGGGTCCATCCAATCCCCCTGCCCCGCCTTGATAATCACAAACGACGCGCCGTAATCCCGCATCTTACGAAAGTCCACATTGCCTGGAATGGCTGGGCTATCCTGGTACGTGGATATATCAAATCCGAAAATGCCGCGGTCGGTGAATATCATTTCACTGCCTTATGCCCGCCGGTATCGAATAACAACGCCTGTTCAATCGGCGTCAGGATAATGACTTCCCCTTTTTCGGGCGGGTTCTTTATCAGCCGCCTAGCCAGTTCCTTGACGATCTTCATTTCCTGCCGCAAGTTCTTCAACTCGTCCCGCAGGTCTTTGTTTTCATCCCGCAGTTCCTTCGCGGCACTAGACCAGTCCAATGCTTCCCCGGATGCGTTACGCTTTGCCATAGACCTCAGTTGCAAAATGGTAATAGTGGACGCTACAAGCAAACTCACGAAAGACATCACAAAATTAGCGTCTATGTTCATTGCTTGTACTTCCGCTTGAAATAGGACACAACCCAAAAGTAATATAAGTCCATTAAAATCCAGAGAATGTTCGCCAGCCGCACAACATTTCGTACAATGTAAATATTTGCCGTGGTTACAGATGCCCAAATGTAGACGCTGCACAGTAATGCCCAGGAAAAAGATTTCCCCAACAAAATATAATTTGTGGGGATGTGTTCACTCCTAGTCTGCCAGAACTG